AGATTTTGGAGGAGAGGAGATCAAGATAGCCTCAAAATATTTAGGACGTCCCGCCGAATTCTTGTTCGGCTTTGGTGACCAACAGACATCTTAAATCAGAGCAAGAGGGAGGCAAGAACATATGTCTGCAATTCAGATCGCCGCCTTGATTATATCGTGCATAGGGGTAGCTCTATCCCTGACGAGCATAGTCTGCTTACTTGTGATGCGCCCTGAATCATTTAAGCGCGACAAGCGCGACGCCGACGCCGATAATAGCAACAACAAGGCCAGCAATCGCGATTGCTAAATTGATCCGATCCATTCGCTTCATATACTTCACGTTCTTGGCATCTTCCGCCTTGC